CTGCAACACTGCAATTTGATTCTGAGCATCCGACCAACTCGTGAACTCTGCCTCAGAAGGCTGTTCAGGAGTTCCCCAGATGCAATGAACCTCGCGATTGTCCATGGGAGTTGCCTGGTTATGGCAGCCCTCATATGTTTGAATTTTGTCCAGAGACTGACCAGATACACCCGATAGCGCAACAAATGGAGCATGATCAGGCTCCGTAAATGCGATAAGGGTGCCGGCACGACTCGTCAACGAACTCGTTGCTGACGCGTAGAGACCGGCACCGACCAGCCTAAAATTCATAGTTGGATTAGCAGTAAGGTCGCTCGATGTGTAATCAGAATTACAATTGCCCCCAGTGACACCAGTAGTGGCGACATTGAGAACAACTGCAGATCCCGAGACGTATGAGCTACTAGTATACTGAATCGGATTCAGATCACTTGCGATCATACGCCAAGGACACAGCGACAAAGGGACATCCGCCTGACCCGCTCGTGAAGATCCCTGTACATCGGGTTCGAAAGAGGCGGGACCGCACAGGATAGCCCCACGGAACATGAGCCATCGGGCCATTCCGAGGGTCTAGGACACACTGGATGTAGTCCATGCCACCGTGCGAGACGGCGAAGGCCGCTACGCGGGAGTTTGGCAAGCTCGGCTTTGATCCGGCCTTGTTGCGATTCTTTTTCTTTTTGTTCTTCTTCGGCGGTTTCGCCACCACACGTTGCGGTGGGACACCCCGTACGACAAGAGCACGCTGTCGCTGCATATTTGTTCATTGGTGATTCTTCTATGGGATCCCGGCGAATCAAGTGCCGGGACTGTACATCATTGCCGACCAGTTTGGCTGGCTGATCCGTGCAGTCTCTCGACGCTACATAAGACGTTCGAACTGCCCACGAGAACGTGTCCCCGTATAATCGCGACCAACAACATCGTTTACCCTTTAGGGGACGAAGTGAGGAATTACGCACGGGATAAAATATACCACGAACCCCCGAGCAGCCCAGACGTAGAGAATAATAAGAGTATGTGATAGGCTCAAGAGCCCAGCACTATGGACACCCGCAGAGCGGTTGTTTACATGCATTCTCTAAGCTACTTTCCCTCACGGGTTAGACCGCTGATACCTACACAATACTGTCCATTTCTCCGTTGCTCTACCCAGTATCTGCATTTTGACTAATCCACTGTTAGGGGCCGGTTGCGTCCATCATCACGATCGGACAAATGCTTCCCCTCAGCTTCACATCTATTCAGCAGACCTTAAATCTTACTTGGTACGGAAATATTAAGCCTGATCAAGGCACCGTTTTGGACCATTTAACGACAACAACCCCATGAGAACTAAGCGAAGACAATGACCGTCCCGGCTAGATCAAGAGCCGAGATTTTTCCGCGCTGGCGGGACATTGTCTGTCTCCAAACCACGACCTGCTCCTCCTCGTCAAAATAACGATGCAGATCGTCTCGTTCCTTCTCAAGAAACGAATGAGTTCTGATCACACGCTCGATGCGATCATTGCCCATGATTGGTCGCTGTGTAAGGCGAAGGCCGTTTTGGCGCATCGTCTCCTTACACCCAAGGGCTCTTAGGAGAGCGGCTACTTTCAACTTCGGGCGACCGAGAGGTCGTTCGTCGAAGATGTCACTACTCTTCAAAGAGCCCTTCCTACGAGGAGGGAACGGACTCATCAAACCAAGGCCTCCAAGAGCGCATGGCAAGAAAGGTTCCTTCTCACCCCGGGTGAGGATCCCGAGGTTCTCCTGGTTATATCTACAGAACAACCGCCACAACCACTTACCATGATGAGGTGGCACAGAGCGCACGATCTGGTTCCAATGAGAAACAGACGGCGCGGTCTCACCACGAGACTCATCAACCTGGACCTTATGCTTACCAAAGACCAGGCTGGCATTGAGATAAGGCACTTCGGTGCAACAAACCATGCCAGACCCAACATTAATACTACGCATGAAACACGTAGAATTAAGATTGGCATAAG